TTCGACCGGCCCGTCCACTGTGTGAACCAACTCGCCTGCGGTAAAAGCCCATCCCGGCCCTATGTTGTTTAAGAGCCACGGCGGGTTTACCTGAAGCGGAAAGGTAGATGAACCCACCAGCCCGTTAACGCTGTTGGCATACAACGTATAGCAACCAATTCCATACGACAGAATGTCAACCGTAAATAAAGCTCTGTTGTGGATGTATTCCGTTGGGTCAATTTGGTCAATTTCTGTTGATTCCTCATAAACAAAAACCTCTGGCTTTGCTGCGTAGTAAATGCGAATGGCCGTAATGGTGTAGTTGGCCTCTCCCGTACTGTCTAACAAAAAAAGGTCAAAACCAGCCGGTATGCCGAAAAATGTAAATGTTCCATTGCCTTGAGCAGAAAAAACAGAATCGAAAGCCGTTGGCGACCCCGGATAGGAACCGGTAGATAAGGTTAATTCGCCGCCAGCATAATTTTCAATTTCAATTTCAACCGCAAAGCGGTCCGTGGTATTCGGAAAAAAGTTATCTATTACAAGCGTGTTTGCTGTGTTATTTGGCGCAAAATCTACGTTGTTGTTATCGAAGTTATAAGATACGGAACCAAGCAAAATTAGGTTAAACACCTTGTATTCGTCACCAGATGTGCCAGAATCAAATATGTCATCATTGGTGTTAATGGCCGTTGTTCCGCCAAGCCCTGTTGCGTAGGTCTGTTCCTCTGTGTCCACGTTAACCGCAAGCGTCCCAGCCTGTATTGGCGGGCTAGTAAAATTGGCACCCGAATCAATCAACTGAAAAGAGCCGACACTTGTAGTGTTTCCGGTAAACAGCACTTGGGGATAGTCTGGATAAAGATTATAGCCCACCTTGCTAAACTGAAGCTGAAACCTCATATCATGCTCTACGCCTGCGGGAGTTACCCCCCACGGCTGGCAATAGCGCGAATCTTTAGGCTGCAATGCCGACTGGTGGGCATCGCTCCATCCTATCGGGCTATTGGGGGCTGGCGTAATTTCCATGATGCTAAGTTAGCTGTTTCTGACCTTGTTAAGCGCGATGCTCGAAACCGAGAATGGCGTATAGGTTAACTCTTTAATGTTCCCGAACTCTTGCACGCCATGACCACTTCCAGAAGTTCCGTAAAGCCTTAATTGCCCGCTGGTATCGGCTTTGATGCTGTTCCATTGTTCGTAGGTTATCGGGGCCTCGCTGGTTATCTGCACAAGCGTTGAACTGGCATCTATGAAGCTGCCTGATTTGAAGATGGCTCCCGATTTAAACACCGCCGTACCGCCAAATGGTAGGTTCTGGTCGCTGTTAAACACTACAAAGCCTCGTATGGTGTCGCCCACGGTTGCTGTAACTACAAAGGTCTGGTTAATTTGAAAGTCCCGCACAACCGTTGTAATGGGCGGTAGGTCGCGGGATTCGTTGTAGATGGGGTAACGGCGCGTCTGGTAGCTTTCGCCGCCGTTGATAATGATGTAGGTGTCCACGTAAAAGAACCCCACGCCAAGCGAGGCCATTGTAACCTCTACATCGAATTGGTAGGTAAAAAACCGCGTTTGAGTAACCGGCATGGTGTACTCAAAGTTGGTAACACCGTCATAGTTGCTACCGGGGTCTGAAATTACATCGTCAAACTCCATCTGCGGGGTCCAGTCCACCGAGGGCAAGCCCCAGCCGGTCGTAACCAGTACGCTTACATCGGCCGTAGTGGCTGCCTCAAAGTCATTAGACGAATCGCCAGAGAACTGGTAGCTGTCGTTGTGAACCCTGTTTAGCCATCGCCCTAGCACTTCCTCATTGGTCAGCGTCCCGTTATAATAATGGTTGCCGTCCCCCAGAATGTCGAACTGCTCACTTTGTGGGCCGTCCGTCTTAATCAGGAACGTATTGCTGTCGTTTACTTCGCTTCCGTTAATGGCGTTCTCTATGCTGTTGCTGTCGTAAACCAGCTTTTGGGTCTGAACGGGTAGCGTATTCTCGGTAACGCAATCGCCAAAGACGTTGTGGGATTCTTGCAGAAACCCCGTGTAAATCTCGCTAGGCATGGACGTATTGGGGTCGTCCTGAAATGGCCCGCGTGAGTTGCTGCTGCCTATGTCGATGGTTGAATAGATGGTATCGGCCTCGATGGCTTCCTCAAGGTCTTTGATGGCAACCTCTGCCGATACATTAGTTTCGCGGAAGTAATCGTAAGGCTCCACGCGCAAGGTCGGTACACCCGCTTCGTCATATACCCGGATAGCCAAGTTAAACAGAATCTTTAAGTCCCCGTACAGGTCGTCCCATGAGGTTGTAGGGGCAATGTCCGTACTGGCATAGCTGCCCGCAGCCCGCAAGTCCTCACCCGACACAATGACATATCCATCATATATCCCGCCTGTGTCAAACGCATCCGAAGCGAAGGCCAGCGTTTCGTTGGACATGGCCCTGACCAGAAAGTCCAGCGCGTCATAAACGCGGAACCCTAGCCTGTTGGTAGCTTCGTATGTGCCCGTCTGCACATCGTGAACGGCAAAGTAATAATCCGGCGCTGGGTCTATGTCTGTGCCGTCCGAGCCAACCCCTACGTTCACCGTGTACTGCTGCCGCTTTTTGTTGTTGATGAACGACCGATACCCGTTATCCGCAATCGGGCAAGATACCCGGCACTTCATGCGGTTGACGGTTATGTCCGTCATGTAAATGAGGCCAATAAATTCAAGTTTGTCGCATATGTATATCTTAATCTCTATGCTTTGACAACTGGATTCATCGTATTTGCCCACAATGTATTCGTATCCCTCGCCCGTGAACGTGTAGGTTATCGACTGCCGCTTGGTAAATACGTCCTCTTCCCAGCCCAGCACAAACGCCGTTTCCCGCCATTCCAGCGGGTTTGGAAAGTTCATGCCGTCAAGGGTTGCTCTAAACTCGCTCAATGGTAGGTGGGCCTATTGGCTTTAGTAATCTTGCGCAAGGTTTTAGGCCCAAGTTCAATGACCTTGTTACTGCGCACCGCCTGCCGCAACTGGAAGTCGTCATAGGACCAGCCACTTTGGCCGCCTTGCAACTGGGCCGCGAAGGGTTTAAGGTAATGGTCATGGATAAACTGCTCATGCTTGCCAGCGTTTAGTGCGTCAATCAGGCTGCGTTCTTTCTTTGTGGCCTCTGCCGTAAAGATTCGCGCACCCCTCGGCACAAACATGCGTTCCGGCCCTTTCTCGCCCACAATAGCATCTGTGCCCGGCCCAAAGCTGGTTCCTTTGGCAAAGCCGGGAGACTGCGGGGTCTGTCCAATGAAGCGCGAAAAGAAGCCTACGATACTGCCCACAATCAGCGGGATAAGTATCGGCAATTTAGCACGGGAAGCAATGGCCTGCGCGATGGCTTGGAACTGCTGAAGCTGGACAAAGAACGCGGTAAAGTTGGCTTGCCTCTGTGCTTCTCTGTTAAGCTGCGCACGGCCCGCTTCCTCACTTAGCCTACCGGCCGCTATCTCGGCCTGAATCGAATCAATCCGGGCGTTTGATGTGGCTTGGCTAAGTTGCTGGATGCCTTGAATGGACGCCGAAAACGTGTCAAAAAAGAACTGGTTACTTTCGGCCAAAGCCTCAGCGTCTTGTTGGTCTTGTTGTTGCCTGCGCCTTCTTTCCCTGTCCCTTCGTTTGCCGTTTTCTATTATTTTTTCTTCAAGGTTATCAATTTCAGTACCCGCTGCCCGTATAGGTTCAATGTATATAATCCCATCATTGATTAAATCAACGCCTTCGGGGTCAATTCGGAACCTTAAGCGGAAGTCTATAAGTTCTAGTTGCTTTTGAAGTTCAATGATTAAGTTGCTAAAGTCAGCCTCTTTAACACCAGCGGTTACACCATTAACAACTTCGCCACCAATGACCTTGCCAGCCGCCTGCGCTTCTTTGCGGGCCTTTTCGGCGGCCAATACAGCGGCCAGCGCGCCCTCTGCCGACATGCCACTATCCAATGCCTGCTTATAGCCAATGTCAAATGAATTACCAAACTCCTCGCCTAGCTTTTTACCTTCGCCAGCAACGGTTCCGCGCGATTGGTTTAGGCTTTCGTTGAATGCCTCTATAAATGTTTTGCCACCCGGAACAAGCGCTGCGCGAACACCAGCAATGGCAGCACCCAAAAACTGCATTGCTTTAATTGCATTTTCAATCTGATTCGTTACCAAAGTGTCAATTACAACACCAAGTCCTTTTATGTAAGTGTTAAAAAGGTTTATCTCTTTGCCGGTCCCCGGTATTTCAATGCTCATGTCCCTAAACAACGCAATGACCTGGTTCATCGGCTCGGTCAGCAACTCAAAAGATTTACGCAAGGCTGTTATGGCCTTGTCGGCTGTATCGGCGGCAGCCCCAATTTTGCCCGTTCTTTCTTCAACGCCCGTTAGTTGCTTTACAAACTCAGTTGCACCGGCCACACCCCTGCGCAGTTGCTCGGTAAACTGCGGCATGGATTCAATAATGACCTTGCCTATTTCTTCTTGAAGGTCCGAAAATGCGTTTTGAAGCTGTATAATTGGCCCGGTTCCGGTCTGTGCGATAATTTCTGCCTGCCCCTTAAATAATTCGGTTGTAACCCTAACGCCTTCGCCGTTTTGCAACTGCTCGGCGGTTAGCCCGCGCAACTGCGGGATAAGTTCCCCAAGTTCACCAGAAAGCCCCGAATAGGTTTTGGCAAGGTTCCTTACCGAACCCTCAAGGGTTAACCCGGTGGCCGCCGAAAGGTCAACAGACGCGGCTATGACATCGTTAATCTTTTGTTCGGAAAAGCCCAGCGAAGCAAGGAACGCCTGTTGCTGTATAATGGCTTGATCGCCAAAGATTGTGCGCTTTTGAAGTTCGGCAGCGGATGTAATTAGCCTTTGCTGAATATCCTCGCGGCCCTGTAAGCCCTTAAGCAACTGCGCCTCTGCCCTTAGTTGAATGTCGGCCAACTTAACCGATTCTTCGGAAAACTGAATAACCTCCCGCACCGTAAACGCGGCAGCAATGGCCCCACCAATAGCCTTGATGCTTCCGAGCAAGCCATTTATGGGTTTTTCGGTATCCTTTAGTTCTTTTTGAAGGCCACTAAATGCTTTTTTACCCTCCTTGGCTACGTCCTTTTCGGAATCGACAATGCCCTCGTTGGCATCTATAATCTTTTCGGCCCCGGCCACAACCGCTTTTACATCGGTTTCGTATTTTATTAGTATTGTCTGTATTTCCGTAGCCATACTCCAAATATACAGACTATTTAGGTTTGTGCTTTGGCAATGCTTCGAGGAAAAGCAAATACGTTTCAGCGGGTAGCCTGCATATCTCGCGCCACCTTACCGGGTCGCCGTTGGCCAAAATGACCGATTCGCGCCGCTGGTTCTGGATGTATTCCAGTAATTCTAACTTATAGCTTCCGCGAGGTGTTTCTCGTACATCCTCGCCTTCGCCGTCATTTCCGCTGACTGCTGCAACAGCCGCTCTATACCTGTCGTTAAACCACTTTGCGAGGGCAAGTATGCGCTCAATCCTACTCTGTAAAAAAAATCGGCCAGCACCCCCCGGCTGTCTTTGGTTAGTTGCCCTACCTTTTGTTCGTGGATGTCTTTTGAAACCACATACGGGTCTTCATCCTCACGGATGTACAGCACACAGGCCAAATTCATAAGCAAGTCAGGGGCCGCGATGCTAAACTCGGTACGTTCTTTAAGGATTGATATATGCTTTGCCAGTAATTCCAGCTTCTTATCGGCTGGTTCGTTGCCAAACAGTATCTTGTTCTGGTTGTCCAGAAATACAGACAAGTCAGCATCGCTAACCTTGTTGCCAATCTCGCGGATGCACGTTTGAATCTCCTTCATGCGCTCAATGGGCATCTGCATTTCGTCCTCATACCTATGATACCAGAACCCGTTGCTGTCCTGAAAAACCCGTGGCGCAAGTTGCTTCCAGTCAGTACGTAAGCCAGTTTCCGTCTTCTTCGTCGTCTTCGTCCTCTTCAATAGGCCCCAAATCCATGTCATAAGCCTCTGTTAAATGTATGTTGTATTTCTCGGATATTTCAAATTCCTCATGGAACGTAGCCGGCTCTGTTCCGCAAACCAGCATGTACTGCGGCGGCCCGTCAACCAACAGGATAGCCTTAACTAGCCTTGGCAGTTGACTAACATCTGTTTGCAAATATACGGTTTGCTTAAGTTTGAACTTCAGCTTAACAAAAAAGCCCTTATCCGTCAGTTGCTCCCCCATGCGGTAAATATAAGGCACAAAAAAGCCGGGAATTAATCCCGGCCTCTATCCCTAGTTAATGCCATGCAACTGTTCCCTTTTTGGAAACACTTGAGTTATTTCCATTTTGGAAACAACCCGTGAATATCTTTCACGCTTTACAGATAAGCCAACTGCTTGCCCTTGAAAAGATTGAGAAAGTCCTGGTTGGCATAGTACCGATAGCAGTCATCCACCGGAAACCGCTGAATGCATCCATCCTCATAGACCAGCCCGATAAAGCCCCTGTGGTCGTCTGTAAGGGTAGCTGGTTCATAGATGGGTGCGCCCATGTCCTTTAGCTGCTGGATAAGGTGGTGCAGTTCTGCGCCCTTTGCCAGCGTAGCTTTAGGACTGGTACCATTGGTTTCTAATGAAACGGATAATCCCATAGGTGATAATGATTTGAGGCGCAAGGTACGGCCACGAAATAGGAAAAACAAACCAAATGTAGAGGCTGTGGAAACTTGCCATGCACGCATTGCAGCCAAGTATCGGCATGTACCACGTCTTAGGCTGAAGGTACTTGTTTAGCCCCCACCTATCAAGGAAGCGGCGCACAAAGTATAGGGGTTCGCCCTCGCTGGTTGCTTCGTAAAGGCCCACTAGGTAGAACGAGATGCCTAGGCTTTGGAGGATGAGGTAGGGTATTGACATTACCAATCAATTTCTTAATCAATGGAAAGCATAAAACCAATAGCCTCACGTAACTCCTCAAGTTGTTCGCATGTCAGGAAAAACTGAATTTCTGTGCCCCCACGGCTTGTAATGCTGATTTCAAAACCAGACTCAAGCCCTATTTCTTCAACGTTATCCACTTTGTCAATGTGAAGGTGCTGCAAGTGCCCAGAACTATGCAGGGCTGAAAACTTAATTCCTATCATTTCTAGCAAGTTTAGTAAAGTTATCGGAAATCGCTATACTTCATAGCCATCTTTAATCCGGCTAATCTTGTCGGTCTTGTCGTCCCATCCGGTCAGCAAGTTACGCCCGTGGTTTGGATTATACAAGCCTTCGGGGTTGCGCCAGCTCTCAAAGGGGTCGGGGCTTTCCAGTTCGCGTATCCAGTCAGCGGCAACCGCTTTGCGCCTACGGCAGTTGTGGCCGGCAATCTCTAGGAACTCTTCAAAAGTAAAGCGTGTAGGCAACAGTTCGCGGAAAGTAGCCGGAAGATTCGGCCCAATCGAGTAAGTCATATGTGAAAAAGATAGGGGCCGTGCAAGTCCAACTTAGCACAATGCCCGTATGGTGAACATAATGCATGTGTACTCAGTTAAACTGTCGGGCGGGGTAATCGGTAAATAGTCGCTGCCGTATTCCAGCAGGCTTAGCTGCACTCGGTAGGTCTGGCCGGCCTCTAGGTAGTCCTCCGTAAGGTCAAGCCTGACCGTACCGTCAGCGGTAGTTGTAATGTCTTGGGCGTCAGTACGGCCTGACCCCAAGTTCGTGATAAACGCAATCACTTGCGCATTCAGATCGTCCACGCTCCCGATTATCTGAAGCGGGTTGCCCTTGTAAATCTCGCAAAGGTCGTAGCATAGGTTGCATCCCATGCTCCGAAGTTACACCTTTCTCGCGGAAATGCTGGTGGACGTATTGTGCCCAGTCGTTGAAGGACAGGGGTAGGTCAGGGTGTGCGGTCTTCATGCCTTGCGGATTTTATCGGGGGTCATTTCGTGTGCCTCAATCCATGTACCGAGAATAGGGGAAACCTCAATATCTACACCACCCCCATCTGCTGACTGAATTTCCGTAACCTCACACAACACCCAAATGAGATCTTCGGGGTTAATGGTGTTGGAGAACTCAACAGCCGCAGCACGTATGCGCTGGTCGAGCGCGTCACGCTGAGCAACCAGAGATTCAAAGGATTCGGCTTCTACTGGCTTTTGCTCTTGCTGCTGTGCCGCAAGGTCTTTTTTGACCAGTTCAAGGTATTCCTCTTTGGGGATTGTTTGCATGCCATTTGGATCGCAGGCATAAAACCCGCCACTTTTAAACCAAATAGCGGGGTATTTCGTAATCGAACCCCATTTTTTTGGTTGCTCTGTTGGCAATCCGAGCAAATTCAATTGACCAAAAAGCCAATCGCGTTTTACTCCCGTATCGCAATCTGCGGCCAATCCTTTCAGGCTAGGAAATTCAAGTTTCATTGGTTACAATTTAGACCCCAAACCTAACCCGCTTTCCCGATATATCCAAACGCTGCACTAACTTTTTTTGTACTTATACGGCTTTTCAATAAAGTCTGGTATAAACGCATTAGCCACGTATCGCCAGGTATCCAGCGCGTCAGCCCGCTGTTCTAGCTTGCTCCTGTTCTTTTTGGGTATGCCGCCTTCCGCATCGGCTTCGGTGTACTTTAACTCATAAAGCAGCGTCTTGCAAACGGGGCTAACCTTAACGTCAGGGTGGGCATAACAGATGTAGTTGCATAGTTCCCGGTTGGTGGCCACACTAGGGTTAGACCGGGGAACCTTAAACCTAGCATCGCTAACCCGCAAGCCCTGTTTAATCAGCAGCCAGCTAGAGCGGTGGTCAATCGCGTTAATGTCCTTCTTGCTGCTGGTTGCATCGCCCGTTACAATCACACCAGCCAGCACATGCGGCGGGAACTTATCGGTTATGATTTTAATGGCTGCGGGGACCGACCCGTTCGGTATCACTATCTCATCAAAAGTATGCCAATGATGGCCCGCTGAATCGAACCACATGTGATGGCACGTTGCCACCATCGGGTCAATGTTAAAGTCAAAAGACAGGATAACCGGAAGGTTTGGCCGGTACACGGCTTCAGTGCTGACATGCTCGTCTGTGAAGTTCATAAGCCACGGCATCTCCGTAGCGGCATAGTCGATGAACTCTGCCCATATCTCCTGACGGGCCGTTGACGGGTGCATGTCGCGCTCCATTGCCTCTACTTCGGAACGCTTGACATACGGGCTTTCGTAGCTTGTCAGCGTGTAATGCCCCCAATCTGGATTGCCTTGCGTGGTAATCCACAGGTGAGCAAAGTAGTTATCGCGCAAGCCCTTTGGCACGCCAGCTATTAGGGCCGTGCCTTGACGGTCTGAAAGCATCGGGCGCAAACTCTCTTCCCACAGCTTCCGGCCATTGTCGCCCTTGAGAATGATTCCAGCCTCATTCAGGAACATATCGTCATAGCCGAACCCCTCAAGGTTCTCCGGCCTCTCCGCGCTGCCAAAGTCAATAAGGCTCTCCCGAATCCGCAGGGTCTTGCGCTGCCCGTTCCATTCCCAAAGTTGCCGGGGCAGGTTGCGTAGGGGCTTCCAAAAAAACCGTTCGTAATAGCGGTCGATGTTCCTTTGCACCGTGTCAACCCAAAGGAACTTTAGTTCTGCCTCGCTCTCTACGGCCAGTTCAATCCAATCATTAGCCTTGCTGCGCGTTGCCCCTACTCGCCTGCCCTTACGCAATAGCTTAAACCTCTCCCGCGCTCTAAAGATGCGGGCAATCGCTGGGTCATTGGCAATGGGTAACTCGACATTCAAATGACGCTATTTAGCTAAATACGGTCAGCCTGTTGACGCAATTTAGTTAAAGTTACTCGGTTGCCTTCGTTACCACAACCGTTAGGGAATTGTCGCCAAAGTCAATAGACTGATTCGGCTTGCCACACATGTAGTGCAAGAGCATTTCAACGCAGCGAACCCTTAAAACATCATTGGTTTGCTCGTCCTCAATAATGCGAACCAGCCTTTCGACCATTGCAAAAACAGGGTCGGTAATGCTTTTGCCCTTATCTGCATAAGCCAATGTAACATACTGACCAATGGCCTGTTTAATACCAAGCCTATCTACTAATGCGGGCGCACCCGGCCCTGCCCTATGTGCCATAATTAAACGCTTTATGCGTCCACAAATATAGACAATTTAATTACGCTTCCTATTGTACACCTTCTTAGACACCATAACCACAGACCCACGCTTGGGCCTAGTGTTCCGGCTTAACGCCTTAATCGCTTTGACCGTGCGCTTTTCCACGGGACAAATATAAGCAAAAAACCTTAATGCAACCTTTGAGGACTCATTGATTTAAGCCCACCGCCCCCAAACTCAAAATGAACAGCCCACGCGCCCAATGGCTTTGGTGGGCCTCCTTTCTCAATGTGATAGCCCTCATGCGCCATGTACTCTTCTTTGTAGGTCGGCAACTGAAGGTGAACCTGTGTTTCTAAAACCGGCACATGGTTTTGATTAATGCGCTCCTTTGGAACCTCCAGCATCCACGCCTCGTGAATGTGCCCCGAAACAACAAGGTCCGCATCTGCAACAAACACCGCCCGCCTGTTGGTCTGTATAACGCCCTTCGTTACAATACCACCGCCGCCGCTTCCGTGGTTGCAGTAAATTGTAAACGTCTTGCGGTCGCCGCTGTTTTTGCGCCTCATGTTAAGCCTAATATACCCCGAATAACCCATTTTTTGAACATCCGAACCCTCGCGCGAAAGGTCGTGCGCCAGCCGCTCGGTCAGGTCATATTCTTTCTTTTTAATAACCGATGTTTCATGGTTGCCGTAGAACAGAGCAAGAAACTGCTTTGCATATGGCTTAAAGTAGTCAGCCGCCGTGCTGCTAAGGCTGTTCAAATAACGCCCCGTCATGTGTTCGGGCCTAATATCGCTTTTGCTGCCTCGCGGATCGCCAGCCCCCTGCATAGCGCAAAACAAATCCCCCACATCCACTATCAACGCCCCATTTTCAACCGCCCAATCAAGGTGCTTTTTTTGCATCTTTTGGTCAGACTTTGGGTTATCCCAATGCCTGTCCGCAGTAAACAGGATGGGCATAGAGGCGTGAACATTGTCGCACTCTATGTCCACGTAAGTTAATGCGTGGCTTGGTCGCGTAACCGTGATGCTGTTTATGTGTTTTCGCATAACCAAAGTTACTTAGATTTTCTCAGCCTTCGTTTAAGCCTCACCTGTCGCCGTTTATACGTAAGGAATACTGCCACGCAAAAGCCCACAATGAAGGCTATCCAATGCGTAAAAAATAAAATCCAGTTCATTTGCATGATTTATTGGTCAAACATTTGATTGAAAGTTTCCAGTCCAATCGGCGGCTCCACACCGGGGTAAACGTAGGGACTGGCTCCGGCCCTTCCCACTACCGCCGCGTCTGGCGTTGTACCGCGCATAAAGCACAACCGCAATTCGCAAAATATGGCACGGTATCGGGTAGCCACAATAGTGTCTTCGTTAATTAGCCTGTTGTGCTGCTTTCTGTGGTAAATAATTGTGGTTCGGTTTATGCCGCTAGCTTTCGACACCATTGAGTCCGAATAGCCCAACTCGCCCATGTAGTTGTAAACCATGCGCCTAACCATAATTTGTGGGGTAGACCTCTTCTTTTGCTGACGGTGAACCTGTATGCCCGTTCTGCGCTCAGCAATAGCCACAAACCGCTTGTAATCGCAATTAACGACTGACTGGTAAACCCTTTCCTTTTTTTCCATGTGATTTTGGTCTATAGATTAAATAATTGTATTCATCAGGGGTCATGGTTTCTTTAGGTTCCTTGCCCTGCATGAGTGCCATGAAGTGCTCAAATGCAACCGCATACACTCGGCTGTACTTGTCGCCGCCCATAATGTAGTTGCAATGAATGCCAGATATATAACTAATGGTTGAATGGTCGCGCTTCATAATCTGACCGATTTCAACAACCGTATAGCCGTTGTAAAGCAGCCAGACCGATATAAGCCTGCGGGCAACCACATAGATAGCCCTACGGCTCTCCCAATTAGCCCCTATGTCAATGGCAAAAATCGCATTTACCACCTCAATCGCCTTTTTTTGCTGGTCTATAATCATGGTTTGTCCAGCTGTTCACCGTATTCCTCTGCAATGACACGGCAAAGTGTTACCAATTGACGCACGTAATATGCCTCTCTTTTGTTCCTGTAGGCCTGTGTTTGTTTTAAACTGCCGGCCTCCGCTAAAGCATCTGCGCAATCCTGTAAATCCCGGTAGGTATTTTCAAACCTACAATAACTCATATTTGCCATGTTGATTTATTTTATGCCCATGTTTTGTCTCCACTCTTCCGCACTCTCCACAATGTAGTCAGCCTCGGCCAGCAAGCGGATCGTCCAGTCTATAACCTCGCTCATTTGCTCCCTGCTGCAATCTGAAAGCGATATGCGAACCTCGGCAACCTCTCCGCTGTTGTGCTGGATAGCCTGCTTTAGATAGGGGTTCAATGCCTCTACATAGCCACGGGCCTGAGTCTTTGTGACCTCATAGCCGGCATCCAGCATGTACTTCAGAACCATGTCCATGACAGGTCCATGATAGTAACGTAGCTGCCAACTGCTCTTGCTGGGTTGCAACTCTTCCAGCACCATAACACCCCGTGCGCCATCCTTAAAGGTCCTAGCCACGCGCTCGGTGAACGCCTGCCGGTTGTTTAGCACCAGCTTGCCGCCTTCCATTATCCATCCGAACTCTACCTTTTGCATTACCCTATTGCCTTAATTTTATTATTTCACTCAAGTCCTTTATGGTTAGCTCCTTGTTGGCATATTTATAGGAAACATTGGCCTTCACTCTTACCATCACCCTAATTGTTAAGTGGGTTATGTCTTCGGGGTGAATAAAACCACCACATTCGCCCCGAATTTCGTCTATGCTTATAATAATGGGCTTTTCTTGTGGAAATGGACATTTTGTTTTCATGGTTGTATTTCTTTGTCGAAGCGTTCCCTGAAATAAGCCTGCACGGCCATGCGGCCAGCCTCGGCCTCTACCTTGTTGGGTTCAACGTTGGCAACCATTGTGCGCAATCCCTTGGCTAGGCTTTCGTCTCTTGTGTCGCTGGACACTTTGGCCCGCGCCTTTTCCATAAACGGCTCAAGGTCTAACTTTAAGAACCTGGCTATCCATGCGCTACCCGCAGACCAATGCGCCCATGTCGCCCCGCCAACCTTGTAATGGTCATAGTAAATCTCTACATATGACATTTTGTCCGCTTCGCTGGTTTCCCGCGTTTCTTCCTCCTGTTGCTGCCGCTCTTTGGTTTTAGCCCTCAAGGTCAGCACAGCGTTTTTAAAAAAGCTAGCGGATAGGTTGCGCGGTAGTTCGGCCTGCGTCAATTCAACGCGCTCAAGGGCTTTCATTAGTTCAAGAGCCGTTGCCCCTATTGCGGTCAGAGCATCAAAGGTGTAGTTAACCAACAGGCGGATGTCTGTTTCGTCATTGGTCAGGTAAATACCCATTGAAATATTGGCGTACTTAATGCCGTCCAATACTTCTTGTTTGCTTATAGTATCCTGTCCCATTTGCTCACCTTTTGGTCTTCTTTGAGTTCATAGAAGTCTAGCCATTCCTCGTCTAGCGTCTGCTCTATAATCTTGCGTTTCAACTCCATGTTATTGCCGCTGAGGCGCTCTAGCTTGGCTATGCGGGCCTTTACGCCTCGCTCGGTAGCCAATGGCTTGCGCTTAGCCTTGCGAAGTTTCATGAACTCTAAAAAAAGTTCCGTCACTTCCGGTGTCCAGGTCAGAGGAACGTCAAAGTCCATCGCCCTCAAGTTGTGAAAGCCAAAAAATGCCCTCTTTGTCTTCCGGCCTAATGTTGCCGTTGTGGCTTGGCTTGGCAATGACAATCGGGAAGTAATGGCTTTTGTGGGTTACGATAACCTCCATGCCCAATCGCAGCCAGCTAGGGTCGCCTTCATTCGGGCCTTCGTTATACATCAGTTGCGCCTGTTTCTCGGTAAGTAGGATAGTTGCCGGTGTATTCTGGATTCGTTTCATGCTTGATTTTCTTTTTTTGAAGACAGTCTCGCTTTGCGTTTTAATGACCCTCTTCTGGTTTTATCGGCCGCATCTGCCGCCATTTGATCTAATTCGGCCTGAGTATAACCACACCTATATTCTTCGGTTTGTGTAAAATCATCAAGAAGAGAAAAAACAGCATCTTGGCCTATAAGCTCTATAAGTTTGTACTTTAAAAAATTTACGGTTTTTTCACTTCTTTTTAAAAGAATAATGTCGCGCTGTTCTTTTAAAGTGCCCTTAATTATGTGTATTCTATTATTTAATTGAGCGCGAATTGTTTTTTGAACCTTTATAAATCCTGATAGCCTAAAATATTTTTGGCTGTCTGATTGATGGCTAGTTTCTTCAAGTTGTTTATTTAGTTTGGATATTTCTAAGTCAAACAATTTGTGCCATTCTCTTAATTGTTCAATGTCTGAGCAATTTTGAATCTCAGAAGTTCCTGGCCCAACTATTGAGCGATAGTAAATTCGGTCTGTTGCGTACATGGCTTATCTGGTTATGGCCGCTAAGTTGCGCCGTTAATCCCGAAGCACCAAACTTTTTGGGCTTTTTTCTTACATTTATTTTTCCGTAAAGTATCGGGGTTGTTTTTTCGCAAACCTTGTTTATATTTGCATCGCTAAGGGTTGCGCCCTTAGTAGCCAGTTGGGACGCGAAAGGATCGCCTCACACCAAACCAACAAAGCGGGCCACTAACCGCGTCAGAAGGCATCTGAAAACGTATTTGGGCAGCAACGCTGTCGTGTTGGGTTAATAGTTAGTGGACCGGGCTTTTCAGCCCCCGGGGTCGCTCCCGGTCTTATGCGATGGGCATGGCTCCGCATTGCATTTTGAGAGGGTAAGCAGCGTCCTTTTTTTTGGACGTTTGCCTAAAACCCTCTTTTGCTTCAAAGCAATCTCCACTTGCATTTTATTTGTTAGATGTTTTGAAAGACAACACAATACAACCAGCAGTCTATCAACTAAGAAACGGTTAAACACCAAAAAAACGCCAGAAAACCCTTCTTTCTGGAAAATATTTGCCAAACACATTTTTTTTACACAAAATCATAGCACAAAAAACCCGATACGCCTAAACGCATCGGGCCTTGAATGACGCTTGGCTGATCTTACGGTAAGCCTTTGCGTACTATTAACGTGTGATTAATCTTCACGGTTTGCCCGCCTTTCCACCATCGCGCCAATCTCCTTCATTGTAGGGCACACCGGATCAAGTTCAAACTGTTTGACCAGTTCAATGAGTTGGTTAGCTTGATTGAAGGTCAGCGAATCCCGAACGCAATAGTAATGCTGGAGCCATTGCTTGGTTAAGTTGACGCGGCCATCCAGCACCAGGTACTCAAGGTAGTCTAATTGGCCTTCGCTGGCTGGTCCGCCTTCCGGCTGATCGCCTTCACCGCTTAGGGCATAATCAAGCAAGTCAGCTTCCCAACTCATGCGCTTAAGGATTGTTCAGCGGCTCGCAGTTGCTTAAGGAAGTTTTCTGGGATGTCCAGCAGTTCCAAAGCGCGGGCGGTAACTTCAGGCTCTCCATCGCCAATACGGGCTAAGGCTTTGTCAAACATTGCCTTATTCATTACGGGCTTCTTTGCCTTCTTTGGGATTTCGCCCATGTTTTCCGCGTCCTTGTCATCTTCGCCTACAATGCCTAATAAAGACACATACATATAACGGCGGCAGTACGTTATATCGGCCCCGGTGTCTTGTAGCTTGTTGCGGTTCGGCAATGTCATTTCTGCCCGCAAGGCCGTGCCGTCCTCAAGGCATGTCAGTACGGTAATAATCTTGTCGCCAAGAATGGGCTGGCTTATTACCAAGCCAGCCTCTTTTAGCGGCCCTTTGGTCAACTTTAAAATGTTGCCAAGTGTGGCGTACTTAAATTCAGTATTGCCAAATTTGACCTTACCGTCAAGGTTAATGTCTGGGCAGGTCGCCTGAAACTTGGTCAGGGCCTCTGCCATTGCTTTGGTTATTGTGGTTTCCATGCCGCTAAATTCGTACCTTTCCCGCTCACAAACAAGAAACCAAACACATTTTTTATGTTAGCAAGTGAACGCGATGAAATGGCGCAGGTCATTTTTGAGGAGTGTTTAAAGATTATGCGCAGCAAGTCTGAGGATTATGCTACCGAGACGGACGTGTTTAGCAATTACAACCTATCGGCACAACAGGCACAGATCAGCCCCGAACGGGTATGTTTAGTTCGTATATCAGAAAAAATGTCCCGATTGGGGGTACTACTGGCCGGCCGCGAACCCAACCATGAATCCATAGAAGACAACATGCTGGATGTAATTAACACGGCGGCTAATATGCTTATGATTTACCGGCGCAGGGACGGCATTGATTTGCCATAAAAAAAATGTGTAGAAAAAGTGCCGAAAACTTGCACCGCTGGAAAATGGGGTGCATCTTTGCTTCATCAGTTCACAACAACACACTATGATCGCCATCAACGACATCCGTTCAAAATCTCCATGCTACGACCCGGTTAGGTTCCTGCCCGAAGACTGGCAGGGGACGCTGCTGGACATTTTGAACATTGAAGCCTGCCCGGCGGGGGACCGAATTTGGGTAGTTACTAACTTTTTGGACGAGCGGGCAAATAGACTTTTTGCCGTCTGGTGCGCACGCGAAGCATTGAAGCTAATCGCGGAACCCGACGCGCGAAGTGTGAAGGCTTGCAACGTTGCTGAACGCTTCGCGAACGGCGAAGCAACTCAAGATGAATTGGATGCGGCATGGGCTGCGGCAACGGATGCGGCATGGGCAACGGATGCGGCATGGGCTGCGGCAACGGATGCGGCAACGGCAACGAATGCGGCATGGGCTGCGGCATGGGCTGCGGCATCGGATGCGGCAACGGCTGCGGCATCGGATGCGGCATCGGATGCGGCATCGGATGCGGCATCGGCTGCGCAGATTGAACAACTTAAAACGATGCTACCATGATCCCCTACAACATTACCCTCGGCACTAAGGTGCGCAACATTAACACAGGCAAAGAAACAGTGTTTAATGGCAAAAGTGGGCACACACATTCAACCCCCTTTGCCAAATTAGCCGATGGGCGCAAGATTCTTTGGCACAACTTCTCTCGCAACTACGAACTGGCCAATCAGGCGAACCCTTCATTAATGACTTCAATCGGTTAACCATGAACGACCTTATTACACTTGACCACCCTTCATGCTACAACCCTACCGGACGCTGGGAAGCCTCTGGTGAATGGGAGATTGACAACTGCGTCATTGAATTAAGGGCGCACGGGATAGCCAAGGGGCCGTCTATTAAATGGGATTACTACGTTGACGTTGTTTACGTTTACGACCAGATTGGAGATGAGTGGATTGAGAAGCTGTCTGCCTACAACGACCCAGCAAATTCGGCATTGATTAGCGGGGTTGCGTGGCTTGGAGCAAAGTGCGAAGACATTTCCGAAACCTCAACCCTCTGGATGCTCGGGGTCGCCTACTGCTGGGCCAAACGCGATGCAGGCGACTGGGCTGACAAACGCAAGGAACCGATTGCCGACGTACCAAATGAAGATTGACATGAGCAAGTTAGACCCTCGACAAATTTTGAAAAAGCAACTTAACCGCAAAGCCCTGCCTTGGCTCCTAATTTGGGCCGCTGCTTTGATGGCATTGGTGGCCTCCTGCGCCAAAGAAACCCCACTAGAAGCCCGTCCTTCGTTTACTGAATGGGTCTGGGCATCATGCCTCCCGTCTGCCGCTGGCGAGGACTGCCCCGGCGACAAACCCTCATGGGAGCATTACCAAGAAACGGGTGGAATCCTTTGGCGTTATGAAGTCGAGGGCCGGTCAATCTGGAAGGATAAGTACGGCCACGTCTGGAGAATTTACGAAACCGTCCATTGCCTGAACGCCAAAGGTGAGCGGGTAGGTACGCACAAGAACCTGGGCTTCCGGTCCTTCCAATTTGCCTACGACCCGATAACCGGGGAACTGCCCAACGCTGACGATTGGGGAGTGATTGAAGGCGTGCTTTGTATTTTTGGTGCTATCGGGCCTGATGGTCAGATTGCTCCGGTAATTTGGTGAAAGGGAATTAACACATGAATTACTTAGTAACATTTGCAACGGAGCATAGTCCGTTTTTCACGAACTTTTTTGATGCTGAAAACCATTTAGATGACTCGCTCGGAATGGTTGTGTACAACCTCTTGGATCACACCTACACAAGCGATGGGCAGAATTGGCTACCGATTATTGAAGACCATTTATAACCATTTGACCGACCCCGGCAAAATGGTAAACCCGCAAACCATGAAATCAACCCTCCTCAATAACACCAACTGTCCCGCCATCCCGGTGGGCGCAGAATTAACCTACCTTCGCCCTGCTTTTGATGGCGATTGGTACGGGTACAAAGGCAAAGAATACATAATCTTAAAACAACACATACATGGCAGCACTTGCGGAATTGTGGCTGAAGCCTGACACCCTTGAGGCATTACTTAAGGTAATCAAGGCGAGGCAGCTAAAAGGAATCGGCATTACAATCAGCATTGAGAACAATACAAATGACTACGGGCAGAACGTGAACAGCTACGTTTCGCAAACCAAAGAGGAGCGCGCTGCAAAAAAGCAAAGGTATTACACCGGGAACGGCAAAGTTTACTGGACAGACGGACAGATTACGGTTGCTGAAAGGGCCGCAAAAGACCCCGTGCCAGCATCGGCAAAGTCAGAGGAATTTGCAGACGACTTGCCGTTTTAATTAGTTGTGTTGGTTTTCATGGATGGCCCCGGCCCTTGTGGTCGGGGTTTTTTCTTTCCAGAAAACTAAAAAGTCATCAAGTGTTTTCGCCACAAAGTACACCCCACCGCATCGCTGTAATTCATCGGCAAAGGCAATCTGTGCATCGCTTAACTTGTCCTTGTCTACCTTCACTTCAACCCCTGTAAACTGCCCGCGATAGCAGGCCAGTATATCCGGCACTCCTTTAGTTGCGTTGTTTATACGGCCCCTGGTCGCATGGTTGTTCTGCCTCCATGCCTTGCAGCCGGGCGTTGCCTGCATAACGGTTAGGATCGCTTTAGTTAGTTCGTTTGCCGTCATGGAACTACCTTGTTGGTAAACCGGATAACGAACAGCACAATGAAGAGCAGCCCTATAATAAGCGCAGCCGTATTGATTTTTTGCCAGCTAGAATTTAACCATGACCAAAACGGCTTTTCACTTATTTGAGTTGTTTGTATATTGGTCGCAACACTAAACGTATCGGTAAACACTATGGGCAAAGTAGGACGCGACAGGGTTAATGAGGCTTGGTTGCCAGGCAGGAAGATAACGCGGGCGGTAGTGCCTTCGGACTGGATAAAAACAGTATCGCCCGGTAGGTATTGGAACAAAGTATCCCGAAGGATGGAGCGAAGGTAAACGGTGTCCGAAAAGATGTATTCAGAAAATACCGTGTCGTTCAAATACGTCAACGCATCAGGGTCAAGTGCCTTGATGCGTTCCACGTAGCGTTGTGCTTTAGCCTTATTGCGTACCGGCTCCGGCGCACGGCAAGCCGCGAAGCACGTAAGCCAGCAAATCAGCAGCAGAGTTAAGCCGTTCTGTGTCTTCATTGATGGGGGCTTTAATGTTGGTTCTCTTTCCATCTTTTGCAAGAATGTAAAAATATTGTCCATTCTTTTCAATCCTAGCCCCGACCAATGAACGGATGTTTAGGCTTATCTGGTCAAGCGTGTCCTTCATCGGTTCATGTCTTTAAGTTCCTCTAAGATGCGGTCAAGCTGCGCCTGTGTATTGTTGCGTTCATCGTATAGCTTATTTTTCTCTTCCTGAATCTTGATGCGCTCCGTGCGCTCAATCCAGCCCCACGCGATTGCGGTTACAGCAATCAGCCCAATGGCCCCGTACTGAAGGTAAGCGGGTATCCCCTGCGCCACCACGTCTTGAAGTAGTATTTCCATCATGTGAAATAGAGTTCAGCCTCTTCTTTTCTGCGTTTAACCAGCCCCGGCAGTACCTTGCCGCCGCCCTTGTTCCACCGGGCAAATTCGGCATAAATGGTCGGGTCGTTCGGGTTAGCGTTGACCTTGCGAAGTAGGGTAGATTTTACAAAGGCGTTACGCCCTACGTTGTACACAAAGCTAACTAGCGCGTCAAATTGCACCTGCGTTATGGTTGCCGTTACTAGGTCGTTTACCGCGCCCTCAAAGCCCTCGAGCGCGGCAGCAAGTAGCGCGGTCGCCTCGGCCTCTGTAACGGGCTTATCTTGCAGCGTTACCTTGCAGCCGTCAGGGTAGAACGTGGAGCCGTAGCCGATTGTGGGAACGCCAGCGGGGCATAAATAGGGCTTTGAGCGAAAACCCTCATGTGCTGTGATAAGTTGCAAACCGTTTTCGGATGTGCGCATTGCTCAAAGATAGTGAACTTTTGCTTATAAGTATTTAAGCAAAAAAGCCACCCCGAAGGATGGCTTTGTAACCCGCCCGATTGAATCAGGGTCGGACGGGAACCTTGTCGGGGTTAAAATGTGTCCAGCATGGCCTGAAGTTCGCGGGATTTGACGAACTTGTCATTTTCAACGTACAGCAGGCTTTGCGGCTGATCTTCAATAACATCGCCTAAGAGAACTTGAAAGCAGGAACCCATAAGCGGAAACTCGGTAGCCAGTTGAACCAAAGCGTTGCCCCGGTTGATGTGCCAGTTGACGGCAAGGTCGCTGTTGACGTGCCCATATTCGGGGTTTTCCAGCCCGTGTTCATCGGCATACATGGGCAGGCCAAACATGCCGTGGAAGTGCGCAACTTGCACTTTAAGAAACTCGTAGTCATCGGGCAAGATTACCCCGTTTACGTACTGCTCAAAGGGAAGGGCTTTGTCCTTTGCTGGGAGTTGCCCGTAGGGGTGAAAGCAAACGAAATCGAACAGGCTGGTGTTGGCCTTGATGTGTTCGGCAAATCGCTTATCCGAGGCTAGTTTGCCGTTTAACGCAATGCCTTTCAGTTCGTTGTCCACGTACTCATAGGGCGGCAAGCCTATACCCAACTGCAAACCAAACTCCTGACACACCGGCTTAAGCGTGGCCGCCCAATAGGTTACGTCTTCCGGTGTAATGCCGTAGCGCACCGCTTTTGGGCTGTTCAATTCATTCCCCGCCACAATGCCTACAAGGTTATTGGCGCCAAAGTATTGAATGACAGCCCTAAGTTCGGCAGCATCCTGAAACGGGTTTGCAACGTACAGAATCTTGAAGCCCAACAGCCCTTGCGCTTGCTTGAGGTTGTAATGATAGTTGAATGGCTCCCGTGCATCAATGCGAAGTTCATAGTCAGACACGAACTCTATCAGCGAAGGCGGGGTATCGTTGCCGTTTCTTGCCTTAAATTCAGCAACTCTTTCAGGGCTAAAGATTGCAGGCCATGTACCTACGGACTTAGCGTAGCCGTTGCCCGTGTAGGCCATGTCAAACCGTGCGCCCATTGTAACCGTGCCGCCGTTGCGGAACACGTTGAACGGCCCGCCTTGTTTGGAAAACAGGCCCAAATCCAGTTCATACCAATGCTTCCCGGCAGCCTTGAGGCCAGAACGCATTGCCCGTGCCCCGTTAAGGCCGTGGAAGGTATCGGGTAGCGTCCATGTCGGTGGGTCGATAACGGGCGGGTCAACGACAACCGGAGGGGTAACTACGGGCGGCTGTTCGGGTTCGGCAGTGGGGAAACCTATAAGTTTCAAAAATGCAAGCCAAAGTTTTTTCATTGTCCGATTTTCAATTTGCGATCCTCGATGTAAAATCCCACCCGTTCTTTGGGCTGCCCGTCAAAGCCCACGGGGCCAACTCGCAATCCCGACAGGTCCAGCACTTCAAAGCATTGCGTTCCGTTCTCAAAGGTGAACAGCACTTTAACGTAATCATAAGGGCCGTAAAGCGGGAAGTAGGTAAACCGGGGGGTTTTGTATTCGTAGGGTGCCGAAAAATCCGCGTTGTTAGACCGCCAAATAGTCCAACGCTCACCCAAGGCAGTCGCGTAAGGCTCATCGTAGTTAAAGCGATTCCACGGCGTACCGGGAACGTAGGACCAATCAGGAACCATAGTGCAATCGGGAGCCGGGGTAATGCCTCCCGCTGAATCGGCTACGCCCCAAGCGGAAGCAACCGCGTTGTAATCGGTTCCTTCTACACAGATGAAGCACCAGCCCGTTGCCGGGGCCAGCTTGTGCGAATCGTCTACGCCCAAGTGATACACGCCATCGGTAAAAGGTGCCATTGAATGAAAGTAAGCCGCATCGCCACCACCGCCGGGCTGCGCCATTGCCCACCAGAACACAAAGCCCGTATCAAACGGACAACCAATCTGCGGGGTCAAGGTCGGGATGGCAAACCCCGTCCGTGGCGTACCGTCGTCGTCCATGATAACGGGTTGCCCGAAGGCAAAGAGAGGGAGAAAAAGGAAAAGCAGTAATGTGTTTTTCATGTTAGAATGAGAATCCGTATTCGGAGTTTAGCCAGGTTTTGAGATTAGTATAATCGCCCGCAGACATCGTAGCATTCATGACAATTAAGTCAAGAAAGGTAATGGCTGCGGTTGAATTGCTAAAGCGTAATTGTGATCCGGTGTAAACGCGTGGCGTTGTCGGGGTTGATTGAACCAGCACTGTACCATTCCTTGCAAACTGCAATCCGTTTGCCCCTGTTGTGGTTCGGAATGCGACAATCTGGTAAGGAGTTGTTTGCCCCACAGTCAGGTTAGCCCCGGTTGTCGAGTTAAAGTTAATGCTGTTTACTCCCGCGCCATTTAACAACAGGTTGCCAGATGTTGCGGCCCTCCATTCGTTTGTGTTTGCGCCGTTTAGTGGCACGTTGCTTTGTCGGAACAGGGTAACGGCAGAACCAAATGCCCCGCCTACGCGCTCGGTAAACTGCGAAGGTGCGCCGGATGTATAGCTAAGTTTTGCAATCAACAGCACCGTAAAGGGGTGTGTTGTAACCCATCCGGCAGCAGCATCTCCCAATGCTCGGTCAACACTTACAGGGCCACTTGAGGGGCTTGTAAGTGTCTGTGTGCCATTTGGAACAGCAGGGTCTGTTGCGTTAACAGTAAAGCCCGTAGCATTATCCAGCCAATCTATTGTACCTATCTGGTCATTAACCCGCGTTGCCCTACCCGTGCCGCCATTAATCGTTACCCCGACCGTTGACCGATACCAATGAATGATACCCGGAAGGTTAGCCGGGGTGAAGGTTGACCCCTGAAAGACGGTTGTATAGTAGTTCCGGGATGCCATTAAAAGGTCAAAAGTATGCGGGTCAGCGAAGATGCAAAAGTAACCACAATGGTCGCTGATGCTGGAATCGTTGCCCCGACAAAGGTACCGATTGAGGCACCTCCGTTAATTGTGATGCCTGAAATTGTGCCGCCTGTTAGGGTTTGGGTAGCGCAAACGAAGGACGAATCCCAAGCGGGCGAAGAAAACGTAACGGGGGAGGATACCGTGCCTGTTAGGTCAATCTGCCAGACCGGGGCAATGGTCACGGTCGAACCAGGAACGATGACCAGCGGGGCTGTTGTGCCGTCTGGATAGTCCAGCGTCATGTTCCCTATGACCACATTCGTACCTGCGTTGACGGTTCCGATTTGGGTTGCTGCGGAGTTGACAACGGGGATGGTCAAGGCATCGGTAGCCGGAAGGTCAGCGTAAGGGGTCGCATTGACCGTAATCGCTGAATCCGCTATGACCACGTTACCGCCGGGAGTTACCGCGCCAACGGTCGCCCCATCGCCGTCCACTACTGGTATGTTATCCGAACCGCCAGCGGCCACGGTTGAATAGGCCGAACCGTTGACTGTGATTGTTACATCCTCAGGCGTTTCTCCCGTGCAATACTCGCCTATAATTACCTCAATGACGTCAATGTCATCTTGGCATCCCCGCACGGTAAAGCATGATTCAAACGCTTCGGCCTCGATGTCATAGTCTACATAGACAATGAACTTTGAATAATCATAGGCTATGCCGAACTCCGCTTCCCATGCCGACAAACCCCGGTCGCTGTTGTTTCCTTGATAGGAAACTTGAGAGATTAACAGGCTTTCGGCAATGGCATCCGTGGAGGCCAGTTTAAGCGTGGCTAAGATGTTCTGTATTACCTTTTCTTCGGTGTCCTGACAGTAAATATTGTCGAAAACGGCCACCGCCCGCATTGACCATGTTAAAGTTGCTATGGGGTCATCGTGTCGGGGGGAGCCGTCCTCGTCAGTGCCTTTTGTTGGCCCGGATAGAATCCGGTGGTATATTACCGGAGCATCTATGTTAACGGCCATGTCTTCGCCGGAACCCGTCAAAGCGGGCCAGCGATTGCCGTCAAGTTCACGCACTACCGCGATGCCCTCGGTTCGCAGTCCGAGCGTTCCGAGGTAAACATTTAGGTAGTCAACAAGTGTTTTAACCACGGGCTAAAGATACACAAATTGTTATTTGAGAATTTCCAACATAATCCGCCCGAACTTCGCGTTAAACTCGTCCAGTAACTTTTTGGGTACGGCTAACTTTTGGCCGTAGCGGGCTATCTGGCCCTCTAGCTTGCCTACGTTTTCCTCTTTACGAACCCCGGACACCCATCCGGTTGAAGTCTTTTCGATGCCGCTTCGCATGTCTTTTTTAAGCACCCCGGTATGGTCAAGGTTCACCTTGTCCGTTCTTTGCCCGTCAGCCTCGCGTATAGCCTTGTAGCCACCGGCAATTACAATCAGTGAACGCGCACCTTTTGGCGTGGATACGGTTGCCCATTCGGCCTCTTTGATTTTTTTCTTTGAGCCGAAGAACTTTTTTGAACCCTTTTCCGTGGCAAACGTATAGTTTCGCGTTCCGAACTTGTTGGTTTTCCCGAACACATTAGACCCCGCAAGTGTTGGCTCTGTGCTGTAACTTGTGTCTTCCAGCCCATCGCCAAAGATGCCCTGCATGTGGCGGCTGTGGATGTTAAAGATTTCGCGGTTTAGTTCCTTGTCGAACTCGCGCAACTGCTCAATGTCCTTGCGAATTTTCGCCAAGTATTGCTGGGTGGAAATTGGGGCAGCCATTGCATAAAGGTAAAGAAGTTTTGTTAATGTGTTCGATATGCGGCTTTTATTTTTTAGGTTTGACGCATGAACAAACAGCGTGGCTTTTTCGGCATTGGAATACAGAACACAAAGACCGAGTTAAACGTAGGGACGTTGTGGCGTAGCGCGTCTATTATGGGCGCGTCATTCATCTTTACAATAGGCAGGCGTTACAAGCGTCAGTCTAGCGACACAATGGAAAGCTGGAAGCATATCCCGCTTTATCACTATGAATCTTTTGAGGATTTTTACCCATCAATTCCTTACGATTGCCAGTTGATAGGGGTTGAACTTGATGAGCGAAGCATACCCGTTTCGGATTTTAAGCACCCCGAAAGATGTATTTACTTACTTGGGGCAGAGGATAATGGGCTTACCAAAGAGGCCATGACGCGATGCCATAAGCTAGTGCAGTTGCCGGGCGATTACTGCATGAATGTCGCGGTAGCCGGGAGTATCGTAATGTATGACAGGGTAGCCAAACTACGGAAGCCTTGAGATTATCTGCGTCTTGCTCTGGCACTTAAAGCAATCGCCTTTAGGGATGCTGACGTTTGACAGGAGTATCTCATACTGCTCGCGCCAAGCGTCCATGTACTTGCCGGATAACGCTTCCCATTGCTCTTTGTAAGCGGCTACCTTCGGGCTTAGACGCTGTGAATACGTAAAGTAATCGCATATGAGTTGGCCCGCTCTGTAATAGACCACTGGGGCCAGCATGGGGCCGTAGCTGCAAATGTAGTTGTCCATGTTGCACACCAGCGATACATCCAGCATGAGGCCAGAGGTTCCGTCTTGCGAGGTTAACGCGCCCTGCGGATTAGCCCCGGTTGCTTTTTTGCGCGTGTAGGCTTGCAGATGGCGCAAGTTCATGGACCCGCCGTTGCAACTATTGCAGCCCACCCCGCCGAAAAGTGTCCGGTATGTACCGACACTTGTTGCGTCATAGCCTATGAAAATGTCGCGGATTTCACCACGGCCAGCAAACAACCATTCTACGTTAGCGAAGGTGGGAACCCCTGCGGTTGTGGCAATGTCTTCGCTGTATAGTTCCTCACCGCTGTAAATGTCCCATGCCTTGACGGGTACGGTTACACTGGACTGCGTTACAATGCCGATGCGGTGTACCTGGATTTGGGCGTACCTGTTGCGTTGTACCTTCAGTTCAACCCCTACGTTAAAGGCTTGCGCGGACTGCATTTGCCGGGGAGGATCGTAAACGCCGATTGTTTCGTTCTCGAGCAGCGTACCGGCTGAATAGCGTTCCCCGATGTGGCCGCGAAACAGGTCTAGGGTGAGCCGCTTTGCATTCGTGATTTGCTTAATGACTTCCTCTTGCGCGGTTGCTGTGGATTTATCTTTGGCGGCAGCCATAAGTTCGAGAAGGCCGGGGATGCTCAGGTCGTTGACGTAGTACCCGCTGGATGCGGTTAGGACGTCTTCCCCGCAGTCATTGCGCAGGCCAACTAAGTTCAGGTCGTCTAAGCAACTCATAACGTAAAGATAAAGAAGTTTTGTTCATGTGTTTGTGGTGTGGAATGAGTATGTTTGGGGTCCAAACCAAAACAATGATAAACGAAAAAATAATCCTCAAGGCTGGTAAGCCATTTTTGAAACCAATTGGCATTGCTCAGGGCATTTTTGTTATGGTTTTTATTGGAAGCCCCTTTGTTTGGCTTTGGCTTGGGTGGGCCTTGGCTTGGAAAATTGGGCTAACGGGAATTATTGGAACCCTGCTCTGCTTTTTGATTTACGAACTAGTAAAATCAATAGTTAAAGACCACATAGAAGAACAACTTATGAGGCGGCGATAAAAACACAAAAGCCACCCCGAAGGATGGCTCTTGCGTCTAAGGCAGTAGCTTACGGGTTCGTCACTCGGAAGTGGAACAGCCCGTTAACGCCCGACATGCGGTCGTTGAGGGCGAACATGTCCGGGGGAGCAACACAGACTTTGAAGGCCAGCGATGGCGTTACCACAATGCCGTCACAGGTGTCGGTAAACTTGAAGTCGATTGGCAGGCCCGTAAGCGGGTCATTTAGCACAATGCGCTTAAAGCTACCCGTATCGCGGCTATTTTCGCCAGCGTACAAGTTGACATAAACCATGTGAGCAGCACCAGGAATCAGGGCGAGGAAGTCGTTAGCATTAGCAAAGGCCGATGCAATCCGGTAGGAGTGCGCATGGACAATGCCTTGATTGCCGTAGAACTCGCGCAAGTCAACACCGTACCCGTCAACACAGCAGCCAGCGTCAAGTCGTTTGAAGTATTTGGTGATCAGGTTAGAGCCAAAGGTAAACAAGCGGGGCAGCCCCATGTTATCTTTGGTGTAACCCAACTCTTCAATCGCGCTTAAGTCCGTCCCGCCCGTGCTGGTCAAGGTTTGTACAACCTTAACACCAGCCGCAACACCCTCGTTGTCGTCACTTGGGAAGTTGCCGGGGCCAGCCGCAAGTTGGTCGGTCAACTCCGTTTCAATTTTCCGGCGCATTGCGGAGAACATGGCAGCCAGACGGGATTGAGTGTAGGATGCGGTTCCCTCGCAGATTGCGGCAAGGTCAGCGATTTCGATTACTTCAGCCTCCAGTTCCGCACCAACTTCAAGGTCAACCTCGCAAATCGAATACGTATTTCCGGCTTTTTTGGTGGACGCACAAGCGCGAGCAATGGCCGTAGAAACATCGTCCTCGGTAATGCGCGGGGTGTAAATCGTTTTTGCGACGAAGTTTTTACCGTTACCCGGACTAATGGTTCTTTGAAGGACGTTTTCGGTGTTTACTTCAGAAAGCAAGAAGTTGGTAACTGGCAGGAACTCTTCATTCAAAGGCCCGGACGCGGCAAAGGCCCGATTGAGGCCCAGTTGGATGTCCCCGCACGAGACGAGGGACAAGTCAAATGCACTCATTTTGTTTTTGTTAAATGGTTAGGTATTGCGCTTTAACGTGCGCCACGTATGCCCATTTAACCGTTGGTCACGGATAGCCCTGCTGCAAATATAGGAAATAAATATTTAGTGCAAACACAAAAGCCACCCCGAAGGATGGCCTTTGAAGGATAGCGTCCGTTAAGAACGCCCCTGCACAACAGTCACGGGCGGCAAACTTCGGGGGGTATAGCCCGACTTGTTCGGTTCTGAATGGCGCTGTGGCTCCCGCGTCCGGTTGCCGTCCGTGTTGTTCTTTTTAAAGAGGTTGTTTTTTTCGCCTACCTCAAGGTAAACATCCTCAAGGCTAATGACATCGCCCGCCTTTTTGGGCGAAGGTATAGTATGGCCGTCTTTGTCTTTGACAATGATTGCGCCGCTTTCATCGGCATCAAATCGGTAGTTGCTGGCTAAGAATGTTTCTAGCCCTGCACGCTCAAGGTCTGTCATGCCGTCTTTCCACGGCAGTTTAGCCTCTACTTCTTTGCGCTTCATGCCAACAATGTAGGACTTGACTTTTTGGCTAGCCTGCGTTTCAACTTCGGAAAGCCGGTCAGCTAACGTCTTTTTGTCGCGCTCATAGTCCTGAAGGCTCTTTTTGTAGTCCTCTACTTCCTTTTCTAGTTCAGCCTCCCGCTTTGCCTTGCCCTCGTTGGCCTTGAGCTTGACGGTTTCCAACTCACCGTAAATAGTGGTAGCAAAGTCCTCCAATGCCTCCCCAAAGGGCTTAGCGGCTAACTGCTCTTTAGTGAACTTGCCGTTAGACAACTTCGCTAGTTTGCCGTACTGCTCCCCAAAGATGCGCCCCTCGGTAGCCTTGCGAACCTCTGGGTGGTCGCTAGCCTTGGCGATGGGTACGTAGGTGCTGTTGAAGATTTGCACCAGTTGGTCAACGCTGGTTACTTCGCCTTCGATTCCAAATGCCTTTAAAATATCTTCTTTTGTCAATTCCATTCTGCGATTAGTTTATTGCACAATTTGATTACGCTTTCACGCGGAGCCTCGCGGGTTAACTCCGCATCCAAAGCCCGGTTAATGTCCTCAAGGCTGGTCATTGCGTTAATGCGGGCCTTGAGGTCTGTAAGCGATTCGGTAGGTTCTGCGGGCGGCTCGGTGTATTCAATCCAGCCATTGTTGCGGGCGTGTCTGGCTACGTTCTCCGTGAACTGCTTAACTTGCCCATCCCGGACGAGGGTAACAATCTTTCTCATGTAACAAAGATACTCAAATTATGTAACAGGCATTAATATATGCCTACAATTCCAGCCGCCCCTAACCGTAAAGATGTTAGACGCATTGGTTCCGGCTATCATGCCCTGCCACGGATAGTTGTCTAGCTTTTGCTCTTCCTCCGGCCATTTCAGCACCTCGGCGGTCGTGTAAACATTGCCGGCTCGTTTGACGCAAAACGGCCTACTGTCCTTAACCAGACCCCCCGCATATAACCATTTGTCAATACCCTCATTCTTTCCAACGGTTACTACATAAGCAGCATCGGCAGTTCCGTATGCGGTTAGGGCTTGTGTCTTTACCCACCGCGTCAATCCTTGCCCGTCGTAATCCATGCCGCCAACAAATTTTCTCAAAAAGTCAATAGTGTCGGCAACCTTGCCCTGCTCGGCAACGGATGCGGTTATTTGTCTTTGTATTGAGTTTGATATAAAGCTATTTACGGATGTTTTGTCAAATAGCTTAATGACATTAAATTGGTTCTGCCTTAGCATTTGTTTGTAAAGTGGGCTGTCTCTAACGCCCAAAAACTCGTTGGTTAATGCTGCGCTTTCTCCAATCCCAGCAACAAATTTTGAGAGGGCTTTTAAATATTCGGATTCTGGTTCAAAAAGAAAGCCGTCAAGTTCTTCAATTAACTGGTCTATTCTGAGGATATTTGCTTCGTTTAAGACAATTTGGCCGCCATCTGTATCAAATTGTGCAATTACTCTTACAAGTCTTTTAAATATTTCTTCCCGCAAACCACTAACTGCGTCAACAAACGCATCAGGAACTGTCTCAATAAGCGATATCCTATCATCTAAATATGCCATAAAATAAATGTGTTTGAGCTATTGCTTTTTGTTTTTGGGCTACTTAGCTTTGCTTCATGACAAACACAAACGCACCTATCGAGATTGCAACCGTACAAGCTACGGAGTCAATTATTGGGACCGTATTGATTATCAAAGAGCAGCCGGCCAATCTTTCCGCCTCAAACTTAATTAATCAACCAAGTTTCGAAAATTGCATTTACGATGCTTGCATTGTTTATGAGTTTTAAAGTTATCGGGAACAGTTTCAATCAGTCGTATCCGGTCGTCTATGTAGGCCATTAGCCCAAGCTATCTATAATCGACTGCACCCCGTTAGCCTGTGGTGTTAACGCCCGTGCTTTGGCCTCAATGAGTGCCGCCTGTTCGGCTATCTCAAGGTCTAAAAACCCGTCATTCTCGGTAAGCAACTGGCTAACAAGTGCGCCGAATTGGTTGTGAAGGCTAATTTGCCACGGCTGGAAACCACGGGAGGCAACCATGCTCACCTTGTCTGCTGGCGTTCCGTGCAGCGGGTCCACGTATTCAGACAGGGCGAGTAACTTGGCAATGTAGTCATCCTGACTGAAGCGCAACAGGGCGTTAGAACGGATTAACTCATTGATAATGTACTGCGGTAGTCCGGCCTCGCGGGCTGCTTTGATTTCCTCGCTTAACTCTTCGGGGCTGCGGATTTCAAAGTCAGACTGGCGGGTTAGGGTTATGGTGTAGCTGTTGCGGATAAACCGAATGTCGATAAGGTCGCGGGCGGTTTTTTCGATAAGGTTGTACATCTGGCTGGCAAAGCGGGAGAGCATTTTGTACTGCTCCTGCTTGTCTTGCCTGTGCTTTGTGGCCGTCTCAGGCTGGCCGTCTTTGCTCGAAATGTCGAAGTTAACCGAGTACCCCGCTTTTTCGATAAGCCTATCGTTGCGCTCTTGCAGAAACCGCATGGGGTCGGAATCTGGCGCGACATAGGCCATGCCCGGAAAGGTAGGCTGCTGGTCGCTTCCCATCCGGTCTGGCGGCTTATGCGTGTAGTCTCGGAAAAGGTTAAACGCATCTTTTTTGCCGGAGCCGTTGCAGGTCTGGCACGTTAATTCTTTACCGCTTTCGTGGTCTTTTATATAGCCGTTGCCATCGCATCCAGGCGCATCGCAGTCCTCCTGATAGTACACGCGGATGGGGTAGGCCACGCGGGCTATGATGGCGTCCAGCGTGTTGGCTTCCATTGCCGCCTTGTTCAAGTAGGGCAGCGCGTTCTCAAAGAAGCTAGTCCACAGGATTTGGCGGTCAACGTATTGCGGGATGCCCTTTAGCTGGCTGGCCGGGAGCCTGCCTAGATTGTGCTTGTAATACTCGGTTAACTCAAACGTCCAATCTAGCTTTTTGCCTACTTGCGTATACCGATATTCGATATTATCGTCTAATAACACGAATTCCAGCCCTTCATATACGGTTGAATTGCCATGTCTGACGGGCATCGACCGAGAAACAACGCCTATGAAATGGTCGCGGGTGAACTGCACAACGTCCTCGGTTTCATAGATAACCGCCACGGATTCGGGTAGCTCGGTATCGGATTCAGGCATATAGGCCACGGTGGACACCAGCACGGCCATTGGCTGATCGCACTTGATGGGAGATACCACGTCCGTACACCACGCCAGAAAGCCAGCGGAATACGCGGGGTATCCAGCTTTTAGGTAGTCATTGGCAGCCTCGTCATCCACGGTCAGCGTTACGTTGTGCATGACACTCCCTACGCTGTTGCACAGCTTCGCCCACGGGCTTTTCGTTACGCTCTGGTAGTTGGCCTTGAGGTAGTTAAACTCTTCGTCCGTCTGCGATGGCGCACGTTCACGGATAAGTTCCTCTGGGAACTCCCCTTCGCTGTGTATCTTGATGGCATGGGCGTTCTCCACCGCCTTGTTGTACAATGCGGTATAGGACAGCTTGCCCTTTTTGGCATCCTTGTAAGCCTGAATAAACGGGCTAACAAGTTCGGGGATTAACGCCGCATCTATCATCGGGGACGTTTGATTGTCGGCTTCTTAACTGGCTTTGGCCGGGTTCCTCCGCAGTTAGGTTTTGTACACATGGTATAAAGATAAACAAGTTTTGATTAAGTGTTTCCGGTCAGTTCACATTAATAAACTTCGCATCCAGCAGCCGCGTAATTGACGGCACTTTAGCCGAGTCAACGTACTTTTTTAGCGTCAGTTCAAAGGCTTGCTGGTAAGGCTTGTCGTTTAGCCGCTTGTCGCCCCAAAAGCCGAGGAACCTTTTGCCGCCGTCTATGCAGCCCTGTATGCCCTCAAACGCGCCCTGACGCGGTATCCTAAAGTGTATGGGATTCTCGCCCATGTAGCCTTGTTTAGTAGCTAGGGATACGTTAAAAAATAGTTCATCGGGGTACACCGGGTTGACTGCTTTCTTTCCCCAGCGCATGTACAAGTCTTTGGCTGTTCCATGCTGCTCAAAGTGATAGTACGCCCGCAGCGCATCGCTATACACTTGCTCCGCTGCGGCCCCCATCTTCATGACCTGAAAGCTGGAATTAACGCCGGGTATCGGCTGGTCGGGTAGGTTAAAGATGCGCCGGACGCTCTCAATCTTCATCCACAGCATGTTGGGGTACACGCCAGAGGCTTGTAGCGTGCTGCCCGCGCATTGTATCTGGTAGTCGCTGTCAATGTCGAACAGGTCGAGGAACGGCGCGATACACAGCGTGTCAACATCAATGAACATGACCTTTTCCCAATCGGGGTAGTATTCATACATGGATAGCTTTGCAAAGGAGGGGGACAATCTGCCCCCACGCCTTGAATGGAAGGGGCTTATTTCGGTCAGGATGTCGAACGGGTCGCGTTCAATATTTTTGATTGTTCCGGGTTCGTGAACAAGCTGAATGGGTAGGTCGGGGTGGAAGTGCTTAACGGATTTTGCGAATATGTACGCCCAATGCCCGTAGCTTTGGTCGCCGATTGCGAGTAATGATAGTCCTTGCATACTTTTATTAGGCTAAAGTTAGGTATTTCTGGAGATAGGATTTAGCTTTGGGGGATGGACATTGAAACCTAGATTGAAGAAGCCGTTGAAATGGTGGGCAATGGCTTTGATTTAGCACAAATCCGTGAAGACACATGGAGGTTTACCCTAAAAGAGTACGGTCATTTTATGCGGCTGGATGCCGTGATATGGCTAGCAATGGATATTTACTGCAAAATTATTCTGAAGTCAAAAAGCCCCGATTAGCTTTGAATCGCGCCAGACTGGCGAGGTTTTGGCGGGCAACGTTTTCGGGCTTTGCGTTTGTTGGGGATTTCCAGCACTAAAGATCATTTGAAAAACAAAATTTGAACTTATGACAGAACTTGATTTGAAATACCACAGCCCGAATGACGCAAAACCCGTGTTATCGGCTGCTGCGGTTAAGTTATCTAAAGCCAAAATTCGAGCAATAGTATTTGATAAGTGCGGTGGAAAGTGTGCTTATTGTGGAGTTTATTTAGTAAAGGGTTGGAATGTTGACCACATTAAACCACAAATATTTGGAGGCACAAATGATTTATACAACCTAAATGCAAGTTGTAAGGATTGCAACAATTACAAATGCCATACAGATTTGGAAGGATATAGACATCAACTACACAAAATGCTAAATGAAAAACTGGAATACTTATTCAAAAGCAAAACAAAGATGCAAGTTGCAATGAATATGGGTTCAATTAAGCACAGTTTATGGGATGGGAAATTTCATTTTGAACGTGTAGGTAGCAGTTGCCGATAACGTTGATGGTATGACCAGTGGCGGATTACGAGTACAAATTTATCAAATTACATAAAAGCATGAACGAAGATACAAACATAAGCACACCACCGCAGCCGCCATTGGTTATACCATGTGTTAGCCGCTGCCCTTTGTCTGTCGTTTATTTGGAGGACTGTGTGCAAGGTTTAAAACGCTTTGCCGATAAATACTTTGATTTGGCAATTGTTGACCCACCGTATGGGATTGGAGCAGCAAAAGAAAAGCCACATAATGGTTGGGCTGATTGGGGGATAAAGCAATGGGATAATGAAAGCCCAAATAATGAATATTTTACTGAACTAAGAAGAGTATCTAAAAATCAAATTATTTGGGGAGCAAACCACTTTATTAGCAAAATGCCTTATGATAGTAGTTGCTGGCTAATTTGGGATAAAGGGCAAAGAGATTTTAGCCTTTCCGATGGCGAGATGGCGTGGACTTCATTTAGTAAAGCGATGCGAATAAAAACATATAGCAGAGCAAAAGCATTGCAAGAAGGTAAAATACACCCAACTCAAAAACCTGTAACGCTTTACGAATGGCAATTACAACTATTTGCAAAGGAAGGGGATTTGATTTTGGATACTCATTTGGGGAGCGGAAGCAGTAGAATTGCAGCCTATAAAAATGGCTTTGATTTTGTGGCTTTTGAAATCGACCCCGAATATTATGAGAAGCAAGAAAAGCGTTTTAAAAACTTCTCAGCACAGATGCGGCTCTTTTAGGGTTGCGGCTAACAACCGGATTAACGAAACTCAGTTGCGGTTTAATGCCGATAATCGAAATTAAACGAAATGGCTTGGGAATCATCTTTAGTCCGCTGTGACCTTTGCGCCCATGAATGGGTAGCGGTTAGGCCATACGGCACGGCTAGACTGCAATGCCCGTGCTGCAATAACCTTGTGCTTTTTACGAACTTAGAACAAAAAAGCCCCCATGCTTATTAGGGAAGACATGGTCTTTTTGCCATATGGCTATGGCGGCTATCAATGTAAGATAGAACTTGCCTGCGGCACAATTAGCGTTCGCTTCGGCGGTCATGGTGTACTTACGGATAAGGATGGGCCTTACGAAGTCTGGTATCCGGGCGAAGATGCGCCAACTCCGCGCGAAACCGCAGATGACATACGGGAGTATATAAAGCAAAAAAGCCCCAATTAAGGGGCTTTCTTTTTAGGGGTTAACAGATTAGGCCGTGAACAGAGCCGGGGCCGTGTATTTAACGGGATACCAGTCGATGTCGCTTGTGAAGTTTGCCGTTCCCGAATACTGCTGGTATTCGTTTTTGGTTGCAGGCAAAGTTGAAGGCGGGGTAAGGATGACCGCAGCTTGGTCAAAGTAGCTGATCTTGCCCGTGTTCGGGTTGTAGATAGCCAAGTAAAGCGTCCGACCGTTATAACCCGCGTAGCTTGCATCGTTGGTCGTGGTGACGTTAGCGTCCGTCCAAGTGATGCTGTGGCTGAAGGATACCGGGATTTCGTCCGGCCCATCGCCTACAGGGTTGGTCTGCGTGTTGGGCGCTGCGGCTTCATACAAGCCCTTAACGGACCTGAGCAGCACAACCTCGCCAGCGGTTTCTGCGGCCAGCCATTGCGCGTTATCTTCAAGGTCAGTGATGCTGTGGTCTTGCTCCATGAGCGCGATTACAGGTGCGCCACCTTTGGGGTAGTCGGCACATTGTACTCTTTCGTGTTCACCGAGCGCAACCGAGCAATAATCGATTGTTGCCATTGTAAATATTTAATGCTTAGGCCATTTAACCGCATGGCTACCGGATAGGGCTGCGACAAATATAAGCAATAAAGTTTTAACGCAGGCTTGGATATAACGAAAGCCCTGTTTACATTTGGAAGTGTTTTGATTTAGCGTTGAGGGAAGGGGCAGTTTAACCCCTTCCCATTTTTTTAGATTGCAACCCTGACAATGGTATGTGTATCTAAATCCAGCCTTTGCAACACTTCAAACTGGCAAGTATGCACGCCGTTATTAGGGTCGGCAG